AAATCATGTACGGCATCAGTCGCGGGTATGCGTGGTTCTTCTCCGTTCTCATCGATCAAGGGGTATTTTTCGATGATCGCGGTCAGGATGGCATCCGTGTAAATTGTGGTTAATGGCTCGTTAATCATCCGGCGTAAATCAGCAATATTCGTGGCGGTTACCTGGGTTGTCATAAATCTCCATCTTGTGAGAGAGGGGAGAAATCCCCTCTCTCTAATTGAATTTTTATGCCGCAGGATTCACGGAAATACCGAATCCGGTAGCAGGTACAGGTTCCGCGCTGAAGATATTGGTCAATGTATCTGCAACACCAGTGCACCCAACGAATTGAGCATGCCCACGTAGAATGACTTGATGTTTAAAAGTCGATGAATCGCCAAATGCATTGTCAATTGAAGCACCATCTGCCCCACCGGCACTCATGTCCAGGTTTGCAAACAAGCAATCCTCGAACTGGGTAGACCAGGGTGAAGCATCAGCAGCAAAACTCACAAGCAGTTTTCCGGCTGTTACCGACCAACTCAAGAATTCGCAGTCAATGAATTTATTGCGATAACAAACTCCAGAGAATTTAAGTTCTGTGTTTGCAGCAGCGCGAATGATCGTTTGTAACCCGATTGAGCAGCGTTTGAATACGTTCTCTCGTCCGCCATTGATATGCAGAGAATATCCACCAGCACGCGCGGCGGGGGTTGTTGCACCCATACCGGAGATCATGCAGTTCTCAAAGTGGTTTCGCATACCGGTCAGGATCACAGCTCCGCTATCTTCATCGGCATCACCTTCATTCATCCACTGGATGTTTTTGAAGATGCAGCCGTCACCTGAGATGGTCATAATGTAATCGGCATCCAAAGTGGCAGTGCCAACCAAGCGTGCACGTTGGCCAACTCCTGGAATATCAGCGGTTAAACCAATCAGGTGGGTATAGCTCTTATTCCAGGCGAATGCGGCCGCAATTTCTACAGCAGTAGCAGTTCCGACAATTGCGATCACATCGTTCTGGTTTGCGGTGACTTTCGCCCATGCAGCAGCCAAAGTTTTTACCGGCTTTTCGAGAGAATTACCAGAATAGGTATCAACTCCATTTACCGGATCAAGCACCACGACATTTGAAAATGGCCCGCCAACAGCGGCGGCAACCATACTCTCTAAAGCAGCAGGATATAAACCCATTTTTACATCTCCTTTATGCGGTCAACACAGCGAAGGGATAAGGTGTCGCTGACATGAAATTGATCTTGGCTGGTAATGCGAATCCTAAACGGATTGTCATGCGCAGCGCGATCATATCCTGTTGGAACAGGTTTTGTATCACTACACCTGAACCATCAGAGATCACACCTTGGTCGCTCACCATCCAGTTGATGTCCTGGCGCATCGCAAACACGAGTTCGCTAAACTGCCCGGAGATCATCAATGCTGAAGCGCTGTCACAGGCACCATTCAGAGGGTACAGAATGGGAGCGCCATCGAGTTCACCGGTGGCAAATGTGGACTGGAAGTTGGGTCCGCTCTTGAAAATCGGCTGCCCGTTCTTGTCGCGACATCCGCGCAGTTTGCCTTTGATGGAAGTGTGCGCGATATGGCCAGTGGTGATAAAACCATCTTCCTCTACCAGTGATAGCAACCCGCCTTCGTCCATCACTGCTTCATAAAGATCGGTTTTTGCAGCTAGAGAAATTACATGACTTTTGGCAGTTGCTCCACCCAAAATTCCGGTGGCAGAACCGAGATCGGTTTGCCATGAAGAGGGGGCATTGGTTCCGTACATCACGGCCTGGTCAATAGCTTTTCCAGCGGCAGTTTCGATTAGTGGTTTTACCGCATCCCAAATAGGATAGTTGGAATCATCAAATGCGGCTTGAGGAACAGGAACGATCACTGCCAGCTCTTCGGCGGTAATGTTTTTATTCGCCCAAGTTACCTCGGTGGTTTTCTTTTTCTCTACCTCGGTCACAAAATAGGCGGTTGGCAAAGCTGATGTTACTGGCATTGTGCGAACGGAGCGCGGCATATCGCGCAAACGGCGCGCAAGGCGCATACATGCACTTTGCTGAACAATATTATCTAACATTTCGTTGGAATATTCCGCAGGCACTAGACCAGCAAGGTCTGCCTTTGAAATATATGCATCATAATCAGTCATTTTTTTAATCCTTTCATTTTTATCTCCCGGCAGCTTTTCTTAAAATAGTATTCATGTCCATAGCGCCAAGAGAATTTTGTGTTCCGCTCCCGGCATGTCCGGGAGGGGCAGCCTTTCCAAACAATTCTGGAGCTGCCTTTTTGATGGCTTCCCAATCCGGGTTACCACGTTTGTCGAAAAGATTGTCCGCCATCGCCAGCAGGTACGCCGCTTTTGGATTCACGCAGCCAATCTCTGGCTTATTCGCTTCTTCAAGAAAAACAGCTCGCTTTTCCGTGGCATCCAGCTTGGTACTTAGGTCGGTGATCGCCCTCTCGGCTTCCGACCCCTTTTCAACCTTCTTTAGCAGTTCCTTGACCTGGTTATTAAGCTCTTTGTTCCCATCCCTCTCGGATGTGAGCGCGCTCTTTAATCCGGCCACATGCGTTTCGTACAGTTTCTTCGTAGGCTCGTCCCATTTCTCCATTACCTTCTCGAAAGATTCAGGGGCTGCCGGGGCGACCGGTGGAGTATCTCCGCCACCGCCCTTATCCGCAGGTTCATCAAAAAAAATATGTAAACGTTCTGTAAGCATCTCGCTATTTCTCTTTCTGGCATCTCGCCATTAACAAAAAATCGCCACATTTTTAATAGAATTTCTTCTATCAAAAGCATGGCGTTTCCGTCCTACCTTATAGGTTGTACCCCGCCCGAAAGCGTGATACATGCAATTAATGTTATTATATCATAATTTTTGTTTTATTTCCTTCTCATACCATGAAATAAATTGTTTGCATAGAGAATAAACAAGACTTAAAAACGATCGCATTTCATGATTCATTAATTATAGATCCTTTAGCGGAACAACTGCCGGGGAATCTCCCCACGTATCACTATGAACCGTTGTCCTTAAATCAGACAAGCCAAATTGCCCATCCTGCCATGCTTCAAAATATTGCGCCCCCATAATAGACGATTGTTGTTCTGGGTCAAGTCCATTAAACCATTCCTGCCCCGTTTCCCATTTCGGATCATCAACACCGCGAACTAGAGGAATGCAGGCGCATTTCCCATTCGGGTGATCATCAAATTCGCTTTCTAATTCAAACTCTTCGCCATCGCTCATGAGGCATGCCATACATGCAGTTTCTTTGTGCACCAGACGCATAAAACCGCGCACCACGCCGGATTCCCGATACTCCATAACAGATGAGGTTCTAAATGCCCGCGCTTGCTCTGTTCTGGCAATCGTAGTAATTCTATTCAATCCATCACTCATCCCATTTGCCATTAATCGCGCCGTTTGTCGCGGACCTAATCCCTGCGCCATGCCGTCAATCAGAGATTTTGTCATTCCGTCTACAGAATCTGGATAAGCCTTTTTGAGTAACCTATTCAGCGGAGTACCATCTCCTAACATACCCACCATATTTTCTATTGCTCGAACTGGCATGAGATTAAAATATGCATTTGTGCTTACTTTGATTGCGTCTGCTGCACTGTTAATTCCTAATTGTCCCATTTCAATTTGACCCTTCTGAATCAAAGAATTGGCATAAGCATTATAAGTTTTTATTTCTTTTTTCACCTGGTCTAATAATTCTTGATAGCGTACATTGCGATTGATAAGTGCTTCGGTGATCGCTTTTCCATCGGTTTTTGCTTGCTCAATTTCTGATGCAAGCAATATCATTTGATCATTTAATTTATTTTCTATTCTTAACCATTGTGCGGCCATATCATACATCTGCGCATCCTGGTGCAACTCAAGCGCATGCCGGTAATCCTGGACAACCCTGATAACTTCAGGAACGTAAGGGTCAGGAGAGATAGGCTTAATTAGCATTAAGCAACCGCATTTGTTATGTCACTGATCACAATAAAACTGCCTTTTGCCAGAGTAGAAACTGGCACTCCGGAAGTTCTGACTATCTGAACATCATAAGTTACTTTGGCAATATCCAGTTTAGCCACTTCTACGGCCGCCAATGTGATCGTAATATCTCCGGTAGGTTCATCGGTAATAACCAGAGATCCATTGCCAGCCGTTCCAGCAGCGCCATTAAGATATTTCAGCCCGTCTGTTTTTTCTATCTGAATTATTGACGCGGTATCCGGATCGGTTTCCATGCCCTTGACGGTGAAATACAGTTTAGAAAGATTTGCTAGACTTCCCAAATTGGTCAATGAAATACTGGCAGTATCGCCACGAATAACCGTAATGGAATCGGCGGTCACTGCTGCAGTCACGGATTCAGCAGCTTGTGTCAGCGTGCGAGTTCCGTTAGACCATACGTCAGCGGCGGGGGTGGCTGAAAGTAAATCGGTTTTTACTTTTACGGCGTCCACAACTGTATCAATCGTGTTTATTTTTCCGTCCAAAGTTGTGCCGGTATCAACCAAAATAGAATCGGCAGTGGTTTGAACATCATTAACCGCATCTTGAACATCGGCGACATCACCATCAATATTGGTCAAAGTTGCGGGCAAGGTTGTGCCTGTATCGGTAAGGATTGCCGCCGTATCAGATTTCACAGCGGGTAAATCGGTATCGTGAATATTTTGAATAATGGGATTAATTAATGCCGCTGTGAATAAGTCCTGTTGATCCATTGTCGCATCGGTCGTAGTAAATTTGGCATAGCATATCAATCCATCCGCCCCCGAATAAGAATAACGATATGCGCCTACGAGGTTGGTCAATGCGGTCGTGGCAGTAGCTCCGGCAACCAGTACATTATTAGCACTATCTATAACGGTAATGGTCGGAGCGGAAGAAGGTGCAGCACCTATTCCTAATTTAGTATATCCAACGCAAAATTCATATAAAGTTGTCATGGTAACCTCGCCAATACTTCAGTTGCTATCTTCTGCATACCACCCGCTGTTGGATGCACTCCATCCGCGATTGTGTCAGATGCGATAATCCAGGGAGTTGTAAATGTATCCCAACAGGTAATCCCTTGTGCAGTACAGGCGGCGGCAATGGCAGTTCGGATATTAGATTTATCAACAGGAGTTCCGCCGCCGTTATCTGTCCATCTTGGTAAAACATTCAAATAATATATAGTGGCTCTCGGATTTGATACTTTTAATTCTGCTATGCTTTCTTCGACCTCGGCCTGCAATAAAGTCATATTGCCTGCGTTGTCATCAACTGTACCTAACTCAATGATAATAATGTCTGCATCATCCGAT